CTTCAAATTCTTTAATAGTTTCTGCTAACTTGTCTCTCATCATTTGTGTCATAGAGTTGTTAGCTGACTCAACGTCATCTGCAATAATTAAATCAGCACGACTTCCTGTTAACTGTCCAGTTACCCCTAGAGACTTCACAGACGGTGCGTGAGAGGCTTTAGCAGGTGCGACATCAAATGATATCTTAGACATTCTTTGTCCATCCTTGGGTCTTAAATGGGCAAGAAGAGGCATCTCATGTATTAACCTTAATGTAAAGGTACTAAAGTCATCTGCTCTAGTCTTTGATGCTGACACCACAAGTATATTCATTTGTGGATTTAGAAATAATTGGTGACAAACATAAGCAGATGTAATCCACGACTTTCCTACACCTCGAAATGCTTCTATGACTTCACGTCTTTCGTTGGTGTTCTGTAGATAATCTGCTATGTCGTATTGTATTGGTGTTGGGTCTGGTAGGTTTAGATGCTTCCATGCCATATACAGGAAGTTCTTAAAATCTTTTACCATGCTTTGCAACTCCAATAACGTGCTGATGTTTTATCTTTGGCTGTAGAGCAGTTGTGTCTAGCACGAAAACTTTTTCTGTTAGAAGGTTGATTCTTTTTGATGCTCATATTAGGGTCACCAAACATAACCTTCTTAACTTTACCGTTGTTCATTACGTAGACTTTAGATTTCTTTCTACCATAACCTGCTTCACCTTTGCCTATCCTAGATGGTTTACCTATGGATACACTTGCTCCTCCATATGTAGCCATGACTAAGACTTCTTAGCTTTTTTCTTTGGAAACCCTGCCTTCATGTTTGCGTAGGCTTTTGGTGATACTGTTGATTTTGACTTAGGACGAGATGTCCCTGCCTTTTTTCTTTTGTTCATATTGTCATATAGTGACATCTGTTCTCCCACTTCTTTTTTCTAATTTTTGTGTTGGTTAAAATATCTAGTGCTTCTCTATCATCTGCTTGTTGCCATTTAGCAATCTCTGAGGCTGTCCTAAAACATCCTGTGCAATATCCGAAGTCTGGATTTACGTGACATTTCTGGGTGCATGGACTGTTAATCATTGTACTGAATCAAGTTCCTCATCAAATGGTAAATCTTTTAGTATCTGCTGCATGACATTATCGTCAGTAGGCAATGCTGTCATGTCATTGTCTTTTAGGAATTGTCTAACTACATTCATTTCACTAGCCTTAGACTCTGGGTCACGTACTGTTTCCAAAAGTTTATATGCTAGTTCTTCATGTAGTTGTTCCATTAGCTTCTTCATTTTTGACATTTACATGACTCCTTCTTCTCTTTCATACGGTACACAATGTTTATACCTGTATTAACAAAAACACCTATTACTGTTAGGGTCTGTAGAAACAACCCAATTAAAACTAAATCTATTACTGTCTCCATTTATTTTTTTCCAAACATCTTTGTTGCACCTTTGATTCCAAATGAAGCCGACACTATGACTCCTAAAGTGTACTGAAACCATACTGGTGTTTGCTCTAGTGCCATAAACCCTCTTTCTACATACTCAACTGTCCAAGGCAAGAAGCATAGTAGTAAGGGTATGCTAAACAAAATTGTTAAATACTCGTCTTTCCATGAGTCCTTTGAACCCTTTATGGCTTCTACATCCCAAGCAATTTCACCTGTGATTTGTTTTTCCATTAAGGATGTTTCTGCTTCTATCTTAACTAGCTTTTGTTTTGCTTTGGCTTTCTTAGTTTCTACATAACCATCAACAGCACTTCCTGCTAGTCCTAATAGACCTGTTAGTATTTGTATCATGTGAACTTACCTTTTCTTAATTGAATACATTTGTACATTATAGCTTTCATATCTTTTAGTTCTTGTGCAATATCTTTACGCATCTCATAAACTCTTTCGATACATTGCTGTTCTGTATCTAGTTTGTACATAGTGTCCTCGAATGTAATACACATCTTTGGGTTTGCTATGGCACAAGCTACAACTAATGCTTTAAACATCATAATGTTCCTTGTAAAAATTTAATCCAAGTAATCATTCCTATACCACCTAATATTAAGATAATAGTTACGACAGTTATGGTTAGGTTTCTTTCTTTTATCTTTTGTTGTATAGCTAATTCTTTTTTGATTCTGGCTCTTTCTGAAGCTATTTCAGACTGTAATCTTTCCCATTGCCCAGGTTTTCCATATAGAAGGAACATAGAACGCAATTCGTTTCTCATGTCATCTAGCTGTTCTTTCTTGAAATGTTTTTCTATGGCTGAATCTTCTGCGAAGGAGAACCTACTGTTCTTTTTTTGGGTTTCTGCGAATTGAAGGTGGGCTTCACCTTGGGCATATTTTCCCACAGCATGAGAAAGTGAACTCAAATCTTTTCCAATTTGTATAGCTTTCATAATTGTATTGTGCCCTGCAGTAATTGCAGCGAAAGCAGAAATTGGGTCTATCATTTAGCTAACTTTCTATTTCATAATTATACTTATCATAAGGGCAACTACAGTTATAGTACTTGCCATTATCATTGCTTCTATTCTCCACATACGTTTATCAAGTGCTACAAGTTTGTCATCTACCATTTTATAACGTAAGGCACACTCCTTCTCGTGGGCATCAAGTTCTAGTTGTACTTGGAGTTCAGGCTTTAGTTCCATTTTCATTACTGTTTAATCTCCTGAGCAGTAATTGTGTGTTTTGCTCCACCATACCATTTTAAATAAAGGGAAGTTGCTGAGTCAGTTGAACCCCCTGCTATTCTAGTTTGCACTTTATATGTTTGAGAACTTATTGATGAAGGAGAAAAATAACCATGAAAAGTATCATGCAAACTTAAATTACCACTTACTTGATTATCTGTTCCTATGTAACGACCTTCAAAAGCTATTTCACTAGCATCATTATTTATTAATCTTATATCATATCTAGCTGCCGTTGTGCTTGCTGACTTTGAAACTGCAATATTTGTAGACACAAAAACTAAAATCTTACTACTAGTTGAAGTTGGAGTTATATTTATTGATAATCCATTATCTGTATAACTTGTTAATGAACTTGCAGCAATCCATGGATTAGCACCATCCATTGTATTGTGAACAACTTGCAACACACTCCCAACTGGAAGCCTATCAATGACACTTGCTGAATTTAATTTGGTGAGTGGCATATTATCCTCCTATCTCTTGTGCTATTAATATGGATATACCTCTTTCAAAACCAGTTGTATCACTATCATTAACTGTTCTATTAAGATACAGTACAGTATTTCCACTACTATTTTGAAAAGATACAGTATAAGTAATGGCTGACGTTGTATTAGGGCTATCATAATAATAATAATTAGCTACATCAGGAGTACTAGCAGCATCATTATCCCAATAACCCATAGCAGTCTGTCCAATACCACTTCTTCTGTTTCCTACAATAGGTGGTGCAAGTTTTGTACTGTCTCTATAAAAACTCCATAAAGTTGAATTATTTCCTGCATGATTAATTTCGTGAAATACACATGCAGTAAGCAGTATCTTAGAGTTAACTGACTTTGGTGTAATGCTTAATGATAAATGACTAGTTGAATCTCCTGCATTAGAAGCTAACATTATCATGTCATTTGTGCCACTTTGTGTAAAACTTGTAGCACCATCTTCTTGTTGAACTATTGTTTGAAGAGTATGACCTTTAATATAAGGAGTGCCAGAACCACTAGCATCTTGGAGGGTGTCTACTTTAAGAATTGATGTCATTTGTTATCCTCCTATACTGACGGACATAGTTTAATAAATTGAACAAAAGTAGAGGCTGAACCTGAACCAGTTGTCTGAACAATCACATTACTAGCAGTATTAGTTTCAAATTTTATTTTTTGATTAGATGTATTTGTTATATTAACAATGTAATTAATTACAAGATTACTATAAGTGCCATTTGCATAAATGTTTGTATATGCTGACCTTACATTAGTATAACTAGAATTATTTTCAGTTTGAAATATTTGTATACCTGCCCAAGGAACAGCACCAGTTGCATGGATATTGAATTGTATACTTGCACTCCAAACACCAGTAGATGGGAAAGTCCAAATACCACTACTCTCACTCATGCCACCATTCTTATTTGGCAATAAACCACTAGTTTGTCTAGCCCACCCACTCAATACTGTTGCATTAGCTATTGATGCATTTGTTGTACCATAATCCCAAACTTCTATTACACTATTAAAAGGGTCAGAGGTAAATGTAGTTGCACCACCACTACTAATAGTCATAGCATTTGTGCCGTTTGTGTGTGCTATGTTTTGCACACCTAGTTTACTACTCATGATGATGCTCCTATCATATTAAATAACCACTAAAAAATGATGCCCTTTCAGGAGAACTTCCTTCATACACATTTGCATTAGCACTAGCTGACCAAACATATAACTGTACTGTATCAGCTGAATTAAGTTTTATTGAAATACTTCCCCCTGCACCATGTGGATTTTGTGCAGTAGGAACTCCTACTGAAGCAAATCTGTATTTATTTACACCATTAATATAAAGCCTAGTATTTGCTTGGCTTGTAGTATAAACATACAACCAATGGTTAAATTGATATAACCCTGAGACTGGGCAAGTAAATGTATAATTTGATGTATTATAATGACCACCAGTATTATCGTCTGTTTCGTTAAATTCAACTATTTCATTTGTTGCAGTAGCTAGAGGTTGAAGACCTGAAGTCAATCTATGTGCTAAAAATGATGGTCTATTAGGATTAGAAGTAATTATACCACCAGTAGTCTTAGGCTGTATTTCGTCAACGAATAATTTAGACAATGGTCAATACTCCATTTACTGTTAATGTTCTGCTTGTGGGAATAGTATAGTCTCCTGCAACCATGGCTCTTTCTCCACTAGCTATTGTTACGTCATCAGTAGCTTGACTACCATTAATCCTTATGCCGTCTTTATAGACAGACGATGAGAACTTATCTGCACTTACTGAACCATCTGTAGGCACAACTGAGTTGCCAACTTCTCCTAAAGCCAAGATATAATCTATTGTATCTGCTGTAGTTAAGTCTTCTGCAAACTGTATACTTGAACCTGATACTGTATAGGCATCATTAGGTGCTTGAGTAACACCATTGACTGATACGATTAGTTGCTCTGCTGTTGCAGGGAAGAAAGCTGCTGAACCTTTAGTTAAAGGGTAAGTGTCTGTTAAACTATTTGCCCCTGCACTAATGGCTGTCAGCTTAGTGAATTGCCCTGTGAGGGGTTGTTTTCCTATGTAGGGCATGGCTTACTCCTTTGGGTGCTTGTCTTTAATAGCTTTGATAGTTGTTTTCCAACCATCTATGCCATTGTGATACAAGTCATCTAATTGATTTGCTATTGTTGGGTATTCAGTTGCTCTACTTCTAGCATAGGCTTTGGCTTCCCATTCTGCTTTTAGAGTAGCCATATGCTTTGTTCTTTTAGTTTTATTGTCATAATCAGACTGACCAAACCTAGAAACTATTTCTTTCCAAACAGAACTGTGTTCGTTATCCCATGTTTTTAATTCTAAATAATTCATAATAATCTCCTATGCCAAACGGCAACCTCCCCATTGAGAACGACCCTTATAATAATCTGACTGTTCAGCCGTAACTACTGCCATAGTATCTCCGCTTGTTAAGGGAAGAATAATGGAAGCTGTTTGAATATGGTCAGCAGTACCTACACCAGAAAAACTTATGTATTTATTATTTGTTGTTAATGAAAAGTTTAGTTTTGTAGAATTTTTTAAGAATGTAAAACCGTTTGCTGCTTCATTTTCAGCTGTATATACTGAAAACCAAAACGTATAAACACCAGTAGCAGGGGCTGTAAATTTATAAGTTGAAGTGTTATAAACCCCATCTGTATCAAAACAATCTCCAGTAGAAACATCATTAAAAAGAAGAATAGTTCCATCAGCAACTGTTGATTGCCAAGCTGCAACACTTGTTCTTGCACAAAATGCATTACTTCCTGCGACACTAGTACCACTTACAGTTCCACTAAATGCATAGGTGTCTGCTAAGTTCATTGACTCAGCTTGTATTTTACTTAATGCCATTCTCTATGCTCCTAACTTAATTACTGTAAAGCCAGTTTCTGATGATGTTGAATCACCTTTTAAAGCTGTACCACTTGCAAAACTTGATGTGCTAAATTTAAACTTATGAGTTGATATGTTTGTTACATTAAAAAGATGACTATTAGAACTAGCATTGATATTGCCATCACTACCACTATTGCCACTTGATGCTATAGCTACTGATGTATAAGAAGAATTATCTGTTGTAACTTTTAACAAAAAGTTAGCAACGTCATCAGAAGCAGTTATAACTATACGAGCATTAAAATTTATAAAATATATACCAGTAGATGGAAAACTAAAAATACCACTGCTTTCAGTTAACCCCGTTCCTATACCACCATAACCAACTCCATCATTTACTTCCCAATTTGCAGTAACGTCTGCTTGTGTACTTTCATTTGTAGTAGTAGTTAATCTCCATTGCTGTGCCAAAGCAGTAGACATACCACTTCCACCATTAGCGACTGGCAATACACCAGTAACCTTAGATGTAAGGTCTACTGCACTACTAGCTATCTTTGCTGTACTTACAGAACCATCAGGGGGAACTACAGTTTGCAAAGCCTTACCAGAAAATATGACGTAGATATCATCTGATGCTGCAACTGTGTAATTTACAAAACTTAATGTAGTACCATTAGTTGTATAAGATGTTGTTGGTTCTTGTCTTACATTGTTGATGTACAATTCTACTTCATTAGCATTAGCTACAGGATGACTCAAGGTAACTGAAGCACCTGATGCTCCTGTTAAATCTTGTTTAACCATAGAAGAGTACGAGTTTGTAGATTGATTGCCTATGTATGGCATATGAACTCTCCTTAGTTACTAATAGCTTTTACTGTTGAAATCCAAGCATCTACTGATGAAGGAGTATCTGACTGCACCCAAAGTCTATCACCGTCTTGTACAACAATTTTTGCTCCACCATCTAATATCTGTAGAGCACCTCCACTTGCTATTGGTGCACCTTTGACTAGGTAATATGTATCATTTGGATTGTTACTTGGGTCATCATCTGCATCATCATTATATGTAGTTATAAACACATCTACGTTAATTGCAGTTGTTGCTCTGTTTGCACAATGAATACCTACTATGGTATCAAAGGTATTAAAGTCTGTTCCGTCAGGTGCATCTTGAGCAGAAGTTCCTACGTCTCTCATCTTATATCGTCTAAATAATTGTGACATTTCTATTTCCTTATAAAGCTATTGCCATTGCTATAGCCACACCTTTAGTTGCAAAAGAACTTGTGTCTGTAGCTTCTATGTTTGCCCAATTTGAGCCATTGTAATATTTAAGTGTATTGGTACTTGTATTAAAATATAAATCTCCTGCTTCTAATGCAGAACCATCAGGGTCTTGTGTAGGGTCTGAAGGTGCTGCCCCATGATAAACATTAGAGAACTCAGTCTTAGAAGCTGCTGCTTGTTCTGCATAATACTTAGCTGAAAACAAACCACCTGCTACAGCTTCTGATGTAGTAAAACCAGTACCACCACCAACAGCCCATTGTTTAGATGAACCTAATGATTGTCCTGATTGTGTTCCTACAGCATATTCTTTAGCTGAGTATTCTGAGCCATTTGCTGTACCTGTAGTATATGAAGCCCATTCTTTAGCAGAACCTTTACCATTTGTTCTCATAGAATAAGTACTTGTACCACCAGTTGCCCAAGACTTAGCTGAATCATCAGTAGTACCAGTTACTGTTGAATCTGTTTCTGTAGCATAGTTTTGTGCTAGTGTTGCATTGGCTGAAGCATTTTGAATAACAGTAATATTAGTTGCATTTAAATTAATATTTGTTGCATTATCTTTTACTGCATTAATGTTTGTTAAATTATTATTAACTGCATTAACACTTGTTTTGTCAGCCTCAGATAACCATGTGGTTTCTAAATAATTCTTAGTTGCAACATCCTGTGCTGACGTTGGGTCAGCTACATTAGTTACTCTTAATGAGGTGGCATCAAACTGATTGTTAGAGTCAGAAATTGCGATAGAATCTTTGGCTATATCTATAGCTTCTTGAGCCATATTAAAACCTTGGATACTATCGTTATCTAGGTCAGATTCCTTTAAGACAGAACCTGCAGCATAGTCTACTATTCTTGCATCCTGACTAGTGCTTCTTCGTAAAACTATAGCAGCACCGTTAGCAGGAGGTGTGACAAAACTAATCGTACTAGCTGAAGGGAAACTGTAGTGGGTGGTAAGATTTAATACTGTTCCTGCCACCGTTACTACAACGTCTGAAGCAGTACGATAAGTAAATGGTATTGTGTAGTTTGTAAGTGTACCGTTTCCTGTGTACCTTTTGAGTGCGAAAGACATATTTTATTTCCTTAATACGTTAAATGGTAAATTAGTTGAGTCATTAGTTCCTGTAGCTTTTAGTTTCTTATCTACAATCATCTCTGTTGACCTCTTGATTCCTGCTTCTTCATTTAAAAGTTTTATCATTGCTACTTCTCTAAAAGTATTAATAATATTCTTTACATTCTTAACAGCAATACTTTCACTTGAGGGGACACCTATAGGTAACTTAGATTTTGTAATAGGATACAAAGCCTCTTTTAGTCTTCCTTCATAGGTATATCTCATCCACCTGTCATACAAAGTTTCTTTACCATCTGAAGTCATTTCTGTTCTCAAGTCAACGTCAGGTAATAACTTATGTTTGTATGGTGCAGTAAAGTGAGTATTGTTAGACCTAGCTAATACATATAAGTATTGTTCTATAGCTAATTCTTTATCATCTTTACCTTTTCTTCTTTGTTCAGCAGAAGTAGTAGAAAATAAATTAAAAGCCCCCATAGGATTACTTAAAGTTCTAGGTGCACCTAAAGCTGTATATTGTTTAGGGACAGTAGAATCATTAGGATTTACTCTACTCATAAAATATTGACCTAAATTTTCTGGGTCATTTAATACAGGATGGTCTTGTAGTTGCAGTTTATACCAAGTGTTAGGAACTGCAGTCTGTACTTTTTCTCCAAAAAACTTTATAAACTCACCTTCACTATCTTCTTTATATAAGTCTTCACCTAATTCTAAGATTGCATTAGCACCTGCAAACAAGTTAGCATCTCTTACAGATTGAAGTATTGCAGTTAAAGCTATTAGACTTTTATCATATAGGTGCATATATTCATTTTCACCTACGTGCTCCCCTTGTTCTGTTCTATAAGCAAGTTCGTCTAAACCTTCTAAAGCATTTACCATAATTTTTATTGGTGTAGAAAAAGGGTCAAAGTTACGATAGTTAAACTCAGAGTCACCTATAATAATTGTGTAAGGTTCTATGCCACCTGCATTTTCACCTTGTCTTCTTATTTTGTAATCTCTTCCTTGTGCTCCTGTAATATTACCTGTGGCATATAGACTATATATAGAACCTGCAATAGCTAAAGATGTTAGAGCCTCTCCTTGTGCTCTTACTTGTCTATGGATAGGGACACCTGTTCCCCCCATTAAGTCTTTCCTAAAGTTAGGCATTACCATATTTAATCCTGGGGTCAATCTAAAACCTTCTTCAAACACACGTATAGGTGTTCTAAAGAATAATTGACCTACCAATCTCATATATGGGTTTCTATTTATGTAACCTTCATACCATTTAGCAAGTTGAGATACAGAGGATTCACCAGAAAAGTCTCGCTTAAATAAAGCATCAAGTGTGTAATCTTTACCTGCTTTGTTTGAAGCAGATTTCATTAAGTCACCATTCTTAGCTAACTCATCTGATACCCATTTGTCTACTGATTTACCTAATCTACCAACTACACCTCTTGATACAGCTTCATCAGTTAATAATTCAGCAGCATTAGGTGCATCATCATAAGCATCATTTACAGCTTCCTTGACTTTTTTATTTACATAATCATCTAAGTCTTTTCCTTTAAGTTTCTTTGCAGCAGCATCTTCTAGTGCTCTTGCAGTTGCATCTCCTACAACAAATTGCCTATATAGTACTTGCTCAAACATGGCATCAGTTGCTAATAAAAGTCTAGGAAAAAATCGTACAACACCACCACCATACTTCTTAGGTATGACGTTATATGATTCTAAAAATCTAGCTGTGTCTCCTGTTAGAACTGCTCTCTCGTATCTAAAAGCTGCAACACCAGAACGTAATGCTGTTTTCCATATACCTCTTATTGCACCATATTCTGATGACATTTGTCGTAAGGCTTTTCTAGTTAAACCATCTCTCATTAAATTATTCATAAATGGTTTATAAAATGTTTTAAGTGCAGAAGGAATTGTGTTTAACATTATAGTTTTAGGTGAGAAAACATTACCAATAATAACTTCGTTAACACCTTTTAATGCTACGTTAGCCCCTCTTCCTATTTTTGCAGAAAGGTTCTGAGATAACACTTCATCTTTAATTTCAGATACTAGTAAGTCACGTTCTCTACGTAACTCTTTAGCCTCTAAATGTCTACCTGCAACATTAGCTTCATCAATCTGTGTATTTAATCTTCTAACTTCTACATCAAGGTCAGCCTTCTTATTAGCTGTTTCCATAATATTTAAGAATCTTACTTCAGCTTGACTTCTACTTAATCCCTCGTCAGCCATTAAATTAGCTATAGATAAACCTCTACCTTCACCTGTGGTAGTACTCTTTTGAGTTTGACGTAATCTTCTAGCTGCAGATTTAGATAATGCTATATAAACACTATCTACTGGTGCTTTTAGTTTTTCTATTTTATCTATAGTATTTCTTATTTTTTCTACTTCAGTAGGTGTAAGATTTTCTTTTCTTGCTAACTTAACTAACTCTGCTGTTTGTTGATTATATTTATCTACAACAGTCTGTGAAGATTTTTGTAATACTTGCTGTTGATTTTCTCCCATCTTAGATTTATTAAGAAAGTCAACAATTTCATCTGGACTCTTTGCACTAGCTTTTAGTAATACTTCGTTAATTTTATTAGATACTTCTTCTAATTTTGCTAGACTTTGTGTTCCATCTTCTGTTAATCCCATAACTTTACCAGACGGTGCAACTTTATCTAACTCTACTAATACATCATTCATCTTAGTATTAATTTTTTCTGGGCTAGTATCGTCTACAATTTTATTAGCAGTAGAAAGATTTTCAGTAACTTCTTCACTAATTTCTTCAGTCACCTCTTCAGTAACTTCATTAGTTTTTACTTTAGACTTTTTACCTTTTATAGCTGCAGTTGCGTACTTAGTACCAAAGGTAACTCCTGTTCCTAAAGCCTTACCTAATCCAAAACCAACTGCTGCACTTTTAGCAACTTCACCTGAATCTATTTCTTCTCCAGTTACAGATGTTGTTACCACTTGTCTAGCTACGTTATCTGTAGCTGCATAAACAGCACCTTCTACTCCTGTGTACATTCCTGCTTTTACAGAATGTTTTAGAAGTTGCATTAGACCTTCTTTAGTAGCAATCTTTGCAGTTTGTCCACCTAAAGCAACTAAACCAAAAGTTCCTAGTCCTGCCCATGTAGTAGGGTCAGCTAATATTCCTGTAAAAAATCTACCTGTTCCTGCCAAAGATACACCTAAGTCATCATCCCTTTCCCTAGATCGGAAGAGC